CATTAAAAAGTTCAATCTGAGTACCGGCCATATAGGTCGCTGCGGCAAGGGCGGAAGTGTCAACCCGCGCCCCATTGATAAGATCGCCAATGCGGGCGATTGTTGAAGGTGCATAGTTCGGCATTTTCTACTCCTTTTTGCCCTGTTTTGTAGGGGCAATAATTGTTTTTTCCAAAGCAGCAAGACGTTTTTCAACAGCCGTTATTTTGTCCACAACCTCTTTGTAAGCGACGATGGACGCTGTTTTCGCTGCCGTCATTGCAATTTCCTGAACCTCTTTGATTTCATCGTGTCTCAGCGGCATAATACCCCCGAAAGGGCGGACAGTGCCGCCCCGGTTTAATGGGTTAGATTGCGGTCGGGATTGCGTTGCCCTTGTAACGAGGTACGCAAATTGCAACAGCGTGGACAATGCCGGAGTCGGCTGCATCGGACAGAGCCAAAGTCAACCACGGTTGACCGGCGGTAATGGCTTTGCAGTCAATTTCAATGATTTGGGTCCGAGTTGTGATGGTTGCAGAAGCAACCGAAACAGACGTACCGGACGCCCATGTGCTGTAAACATCGGAACTTGCAGACCCTTGACCGGCTCCACCATAACGGGAAGAAAAGGTTTCTGCCGTGGTCTGTACGCCATCAGAAGCACCGGATTTGACCGTTAAGACAGCGGGAGACGCACCGGCAACAGCGCCATAGGTCAGCACAAACATGACATGGTGATAACCTTCGGTGTTGATCGAATCGGCGGTGAAACCTCCGTTAAAGTCGGTAGTGGTCCCAAGGCCAATAACTTTGAATTCTTCGGAAAGGTACATTTTTGTTTCTCCTTATTAAAGCCGGGTTTTAATCCGGCTGTTTTTGTTTGTTTTCAGCTACTTAGCTTCTGGTTTCCAGTGCGACGAAGTGGCTCTGCGTGTAAGAAGCGCCGCCCTTGTACGGAGTCAGTGCTGTGGCTCTTACGGGCTGCCCATCCACACGCATAACGAACCGGAAAACGGATTCATCATAGATGAATTGAACGTGGATGCTCATATCCGCCTGGATTCCGCCCTTTTCCGCCAGAATGTAGCCATTGGTGAAGTCCGCAAGGATAATGTCCCCGACCGTGCCGAGCGTGGCGCACTGTTCAATCGGCAGAACGGGACGACCATAAAGGGTGTCATACGGCAGATTGGAAAGGCCACCGGCAGGCATGTAAACCGGAACGCCGCCAGTTCCGACCGCAAGGCTCATGGAGTGCAGCTGCGGTTCGATGTTCTGATTGATGAGCCATACGGAGTTTTGACGGCTTCCTGCAAACAGCCGGGACCGCATTTTCATGATGTTTTCGGCTACGACCGTAGCGGCTTGCTGCCCGGCTTCTTTTGACACAGAGACAAGGCATCCAGCGTTCAGAATGCCGAGGGGCTGGCCTGGGCCGGTTCCATTGATGATTGCGTCGTCCAGCAAAAAGCCGAATTCCGCCACAAACGCCTGACGAATGAAGGCTTCAAGCGCTGTTGCATCCGCCAGAAGTTCGTCAGTTGCGTAGCAAAGGCCGATGAGTTTTTTCAGGTTCAACTCGATCTGTCGGAATTTCGGTTTGCTGGCCGTTTTTGCAGCCGCCTCGTCTTTCCAGTAACCCACGATTCCGCCGCTTCTGGTGCTGGCCCGACTGGTTTCATCAACGCCGTTAATCTTCATGCTGTTCGCATTGCCGGAAATCTGCATACGCCGGCAGCGTGAAGCAAGGATGCCAGTTTGGAAAACATCCTGCAAAAGAGCAGTTGAGAAATCGGACTGAACCAGAAACCCACCATCCGAAGGCGTTGTCTCGCCCAGGCCAGTAGCCGCATTGTAAAGCCGAGGATCGACGCGGCCCCCAGGCATTCCGGCGTTTATAATGCAAGCAAGCTGTTGGCCAAGGGTTTCAAATTTGTCTTTGTTTTGGGATTCCTGCGCCCTGGCTGGATTGGTGTTTTTCTGCAAAGTCACCGGAGCCGGACCGGATTCAAGCGCGGAACTGATTCTTTCCTGTCGTTCCAGTGTTCCGACTGTTTTGTTGATTTCCTCGACCGTATCAAGGATCTCGTTTTTCAGGGATACTTCGGCCTCGTTCAAATCGCGGTTCTCTGAAATTGCCTTGTTGTCAATATCCGCGCTTTTCTTCATCAGGCTTTTGACATCTTCCTTATACTGACTGATAGTTTTCATTCGTTTGATCTCCTTAGAATTGGATTAATCATGGCAATAAAAAAGGCGCAATATCAGTGAGTCAGCACTGACTTGCGCCTCTTTTATTCTATTCGTCTGACAATTCCTGGCCGGGAACTGGCAGAACCATGATTATGTTTGTAAATTGTTTACTTTGTCGGTGCTTATTCGGTCGTAAGAAAAAACGTCAATCCTTATGCGGTAGTGATCGGCAATCCGGCAACCGAAAAACGAAAGCGGTTCAGCGAGTCGTCAATTAGGGAGCTTTTGAAAATCAAATGGTGGGACTGGTCTGAGGATAGAGTCAGAAAAGCGATACCGGATCTTTGCAACACAGACATAAAACAGTTTATTCAAAAAACGACAGAGGGGCAACTATGATTTCAATTTGCATACCATTTATAAGACCCGGCAACATACCGCCGCTTGTAAATGCGATTTACCAGAACGCGGGGATACCGAAAACCGACTATCAGATTATGATGGCCGAAGATGTTGATCGGATCGGTTGCCCTAAGATGTTGGCACAGATGGTCGATAGCTGTCTTGGGGATCAGGTTTGTTTTCTGGGTGATGACACCATGCCGGAGCCTGATTTTTTAAAACATGCGGTTGAGGCAATGGCGACTTTGCCGGACGGGTGGGGCGTGGTCGGGTTGAACTCTCAGAACTCCCGACATGCTGCACATTTTCTGGCCGACAAACGCATGCTGAAATACCTGGGCGGCGAGTTTTTTGCAACCGAATACCGGCATTGTTGGTGCGATCACGAATTGACGGACATTGCAATCGATCAGGGCCGGTTTGTTTTTGCAGACAAGGCCGTATTGATCCACAATCATCCGGCTTTTGAAAGTGCGCCGGTTGATGATGATTACGCGAGAGTTTATTCAGAGGAATACAAGGATTTTGACCGTAGGACGTACTACAGGCGCAAGAGAGAACGCAAGGGGTTTATGCTTGGTATTGGGTTCCCCCTTATTGATAGAAGCGTCTCAGTTGATTTTATGGTGTCATTTATAACTTTGGACAAGCCGGATTATACGCTTTTGATTCCAAAGTTCCCGGTGGGCGAATTTCCGCGCGATATTGCGGCAGTCCGAAACAATTTAGTCGAACAAGCGCTTATTGAAGGGTGCTCACATCTTTTGATGATGGATCGACGCCGATTTCAAACCACGGCTTTTGCATGTCGTTAAAAAGTTCCATAGAAAACAAAATACAGCCCGTTCCCGTCGCGTCAATCTCGATCAAGTCACCCGAATAAACCTCAGTATCAGGGATATATTTATATCGCCCAATGTCACCACGAAGAAGGATTGCATCAAATGGCAGATACAGGCGGATACAAAGAGTTCAGAATGGCTCAGGCTAATATGTACTATTTTGCTAAAGCATGTCTTCTTGATAAAAGATGTATTGGAATGTTTTTCACCAAAGGCCGTCGTACCGGATTTACCGAAATGGCTTTGGATCATTTAGTTCAATTGTCGACTACAACTAAAAATCAGAAATTAGGAATCACTTCTAAATCCGACACGGATGCGATGGTTGCTTTTCAAAAATACTCTTATGTAATTCAGAATTTACCATTTTTCTTTCAGCCGGTAGTAAAAGGAAAAATTGATGATATTAAGAAAATGGTATTCGGGAAACCTTCTGATAATTCAAGAGCTGCTAAAAAGAACAAAGATACTTCTACCTCAGATTATTTAAACACTACAGTAGATTATAGAGCTACAGCGATACTTTCTTATGACTCCGTAAAACTGAACATGTACTTAGGAGATGAGGCTTCAAAATGGGAATACCTAAGCTATTTAGCGCATTGGGCGAATATCAAGCCTACCATGATTCAAGGGGGTAGAGTTGTGGGAAAATCATTTATTGGTTCTACTTTAAACCCATTAGCAAAAGGAGGAAGCGATTTTAAACTAATGGATATTGGTTCCAATGTATTGAAACGAAATGATAACGGTAGAACGACTACAGGACTATATGCCTATTTCTTACCGGCACATCAAAATGCGGAAGATTACACGGATAAATATGGAGTTTGCCATTCAGTAGTAGAAACCGGTAAAAGCTTTATAAATGCACAAGGAGAATTAAAACTATACGGCGCATTACAATATTTAGAAAACGAATTCAAGTCCGCAAGATTACTTGGAGAAAAGAATTATTGGAATGCCCGACGTTTGGACCCAATAACAAAAATGGATGCTTTCAGAGATGAATCAGTTTCGTCGCTTTTAAATGAAGAAAAAATAAATGAGCAACTAGACCATAACGAAATATACGATGTACGCAAAACACTAACCCGTGGGAACTTTTCTTGGGAGAATAACATTCTGGATACCAAAGTAATTTGGACTCCTACTGAAAAAGGACGTTTTCTTGTGGGGTGGATACCACCGGAGCATATGCGTAATCAATGGGTAGTAAAACGAAATGAATTTGGACACGTTTCAAAACATCCGTTGAATGATGATTTAGGCGCTTTTGGAACGGATACGTACGATCAAGATTCTACACAAGGGAGTAAATTAGAAGACACAGAAAACGGTTCAGAGCATAGCGGAGGTTCGAAAGGAGCAATGCATGGACTTACAGGAACGACAATGAGAGACGCACCTAGTAATTTCTTCTTTTTGGAATACATCACAAGACCACAAACTGCCGAGATATTCTTTGAGGATTGCTTAATGGCTTGCGTATTTTATAGTATGCCAAATCTAATTGAAAATAACAAAACAAGATTTCTTCTACACTTTAGGAATCGTGGTTATAGAGGGTATTCTATTCATCGTTTTGATAAGCCAATGAATAAGCTTTCTCAGACTGAAAAAGATTTGGGAGGAGTACCGAGTTCCGGAGCTGATATAATTACAACGCACTGGACAGGAATAGAAAGTTACATCGATAAATATGTTGGAAAGTATCAACAAGGACAAAATTCAGTTGCCGTTCGTGAAGAAGGAGAAATGGGAAGTATGCCTTTTGATAGGACTTTGAGAGATTGGAAGAAATTCAACGTATTAAAGAGAACTGACCATGATGCTAGTATATCATCCGGATACGCGATTATGGCCGTAAATAGAAAACCATATATGGAACCAAGAGGAGCAACGAAAGCAGTAAGTATAAAATTCAAACAATATAGCTAATATCATGGCAGAAAAAAGTAAATTTAAAATATCGCAAAACATATCTTACCCTAGTCACCTAGATAGTTTTGAAAAAAAATCAAGCAGGGCTTTTGGTAAGGCCGTTGGCGATGTTGTCTATTCAGAGTGGTTTTATAAAGGAGAAGGACGAAGCCGTTTCTACGCCAATAAAGCTATATTCGATGAAAGAAGAATTTATGCCAATGGTTTAGTAAACATGACTAAATATTACCCGAAATTAGGTACTAACGGGGACGTTTCTTTGTTGAATTTAAGCAAAAAGTCATTAACGAGAATGCCTAAAATTGTTGATTTAGTAGTCAATGGAATGGTAAACAGAAACTATTCTATCAAGGCCAAGGCAATTGATCCGGTTTCTGAAGACAATAAACAAGCGTATCGAAAACGCATTGAATCCGACCAAAACACTTTACCTATCATTAAGAAAGCTAAAGAAGATTTTGGGATGGATATTGCAAGCATGCCTATTGACGAATTGCCGTTAAACAAAGAAGAGCTGAATATTCACATGCAAATGGAATGGAAACCTTCTAACTGTTTATCCAATCAATTAGCGATTGCTACTGTGATGGAAGACAACGAATACAACCTTGTAATTAACAGACAAATCGTTAGAGATTTAGTCGTGGACGGCATTGGATGTAATTTTACCAGGTTGAATCCGTCAAAAGGAATTATCCAAAAAAGAATAGACGCGAGCGATTTAGTCTACTCCCCTACCAAAGACCCTTATTTTAGAGATTGTTTTTACAAAGGACACGTGGAGCAAGTTTTGGTGAGTGATATTTTTATTGAGTATCCTGAATTATTGAATGAGGCCGAAGTAAAAGCAGAAATTGTAGAGTCCGGACATTCATGGGCAGTAATGAATGATTTATCAAAATCAAACACTTTAAAAGGAAGTACTAATATTCTGTATTTTACCTATAAGACTTTTCGTGAAAGAGCCAGTAAAATTAAAAAGAAAGCCAACGGAGAAGTAATTATCGATGAGGCGAATGAATTTTTCGACACTTCAAAACCAAAAGACAAAAAGGATAAATATAATAGAGCTTCAGTTGTAGAGGAAGTTTTGTTTGAAGGAGCTATGGTTTTAGGGACCAATATTCTTTTGAAGTGGGAATTGTCAAAATCAATGTCAAGACCAAAATCAAACAACAAAAAAGTATGTGAGCAATACCACATCATAGCGCCAAACTTTCAAGACGGAATTATCACGAGTTTAGTTTCGAGAATGATTCCTATTGAAGATAAAATAAATATTACGGAACTAAAAGCCGAGCAAATTATTCAAGGAATTACTCCGGACGGAATCGCTATTGACTTAGATG